ACGACGTCGACCTGCGGCTCAACTACTACCCGCTGTCGGAATCGACGCCGGCGGGCATTTCGGTCGCGATCACCGCCATGACGGGCGGCACGGGCGATCCGTCCATCGCGACAGCAATTGCGGCGATGGGCGAGACCCAGTACAACACCGTCCTGATGGGGCTGTCCGACGCGTCCAACATGGCGCTGATCGAGACCGAACTCGATGCTCGTTGGGGTCCGCTGCGCCAGAACGACGGGCGTGTCCACACGGCGGTGCGCGGTACCGTCGGCACGCTGAACACGTACGCCAGCTCGCGCAACAGCCCGCATGTGGTCGCGTGGTCGGTGGAGCAGGGCGGTTCGCCGTCTCCGGTGTGGGAGCACGCCGCGGTGTGGGGCGCCATCTGCGCGTTCTACCTGGGCGGCATCGACCCGGCGCGGCCGGTGCAGACGCTGGTCGGTACCGGTCTGCTGCCGGCCTCGGCGGAAAAGCGCTTCACGCGTGCGGAGCGCAATAACCTGCTGTCCTACGGCCTGGCCACGTACATCACCAATCCGGGCGGCCAACTGGCCGCTGAGCGTGCGGTGACGATGTACACGCAGAACGCCAGCGGCATCGTCGACCCGAGCTATCGCGACGTCGAGACGATGTACACGCTGAGCTACTTGCGCTACAGCGTGCGCGCCCGTATCACGCAGGTGTACCCGCGTCACAAGCTGGCGAACGACGGCACGATCTTCGATGCTGGCCAGGCGATCGCCACGCCGACGATGATCCGCGCCGAGCTGATCGCGCTGTTCCGTGACTGGGAAGACGCCGGCCTGGTCGAGGACTTCGACCAGTTCAAGCAGGATCTGCAGGTGGTACGCAGCAGCACCGACACCAACCGTGTCGACGTCCTGCTGCCGCCGAACCTGATCAATCAGTTCCGCGTGTTCGCAGCGCAGATTCAGTTCCGTCTGTAACAAGCTCTCAGGACCCGGTAGCCGGGTCCTGTTGGCAACTTCAAGGAAAACGACATGGCAAGCAAACAAGTCATGGGGCGTGCCTTCATCACCGTCGGCGGCAAGCGCCTCGCGTCGGTGCCTGGCACAGCGAAGCTCAACACCGGCGGCGTGGAGCGCCAGGCTCAGGTGTCCGACGCCGGCGGCGTGTATTACACCGAGAAGCCGACGCAGGCCGAGCTCGAGTGCGACATCCTGATCACGAGCGACACCGATGTGATCGCCCTGAACGGTACGACCGATGCGGTGGTGTTGTTCCAGGCGGACTCGGGCCAGAGCTTCATGGTGCGCAACGCCGCGATGGAAACGCCGCTGAACCCGCAGGCAGGTGAAGGCAAGACGTCCATCAAGATGTTCGGCGCTCCGGCGGAGACGGTGTGATGGCGGCCCTCGTAACTATTAATGTGCCGCTCTCGCAGCCGCTCAAGCTCAAGGGCGGCAGCGAAATTACCGAGCTGGTCATGGCCAGGCCCAAGGCGCGGCATCTGCGCACGATGCCGATGGTGTCCAAGCCGAGCATGAACATGATCCTCGACCTGGCGGCCGAGCTGGCCGGACTGACGGCCGAGGAGATCGACGAGCTCGAAGCCGCCGACGCCATGGAGGTCGTCGTGGCGCTGGGCCCTTTCTTGGCGAAAGACGATGGGACGAAGCGGTCACCCTCATCGCCTACACCTTCCACTTCCCCCCAGACTCCATCTGGGACATGACGACCGAGGATCTCGACTTCTGGTGCGGCAAGGCTGAGGAGATCCACGAAGCGATGAGCAAAGCAAGGGGGTAGCCAGACATGGCAGATACCAACAAGGCCGAGATCGTCATCACCGCGCTGGATCGGGCAAGCGCCACGCTTCAGCGCATTGGCGAGAAGTTCGACGGCGTCACCAAGCCGGTTGGCCGCGTGCAGGAGGCGGTTAGCCGGTTCACGGACGCTACGGGCTTCAGCAGGATGGGCAGTGCGGTCAGCGGCTTGACCGAGAAGCTCAAGGGGCTCGCCACCGTTTCCGTCGGCCTTGGCGTCGGCTACAGCGTCGCCCTGGGCGGCATCGTGGCCATGGCCAAGGCGGCGGCCGATGCTGTCGACGAAGTCGGCGATCTGTCGTCACGCTACGGCGTAGCCAGTCAGGACATTCAGGTCTTCGGTGGGTTCGTGTCGGAGGCGGGCGGCAGCATGGACGATGCGGCCAAGGCGCTCGGCAAGCTCAACAAGAACATGAGCCTGGCGCGCGCCGGCAGCAAGGAAATGCGCGCCGCGTTCGCCTCGGCGGGCGTCACGATGGCCGATCTCCAGTCGAAGTCACCGGCCGAGGTCCTGTTCAAGATGGCTGACGCGGCGAAGGCTTCCGAGAAGGAAGGCGCGAAGCTGGCAACCCTCGAGGCCGTCATGGGCAAAAGCGGCTCCATCATGCTCGACGCGCTCAACAAGGGCGGCGGCGAGCTGAAGGACCGCTACCAGCAAATGACGGCAGACGGGGCACTCTTCACCGAGGAGCAGATCAGCCAGGCCGACGCCTTCGACAAGTCGTGGCAGCGCATGTCGCGAACGGTGGAGGGCGTCAAGAATGCTCTCGGCCTGAAGCTGGCCAACGCGCTGAACCCGCTGATCGACCGCATGCAAGCTTGGGTGGTCGCTAACCGCGCGATGCTGGAATCGAAGGTCGACAAGTTCGCTGCGGCGCTGCCTGGCGTTCTGTCCGACGTGGTCGACGTCTTCGAGGGGTTGTGGAACATCGCTGTCAAGCTGGGGGCGGCGTTCAAGGCGCTGAAGACGGCGATCGGGCCGACCAACGCGGTGCTGGCGGTGATGGCACCGATCCTCGCACCCGTGGCGCTGGCCGTCGGCCAGGTGGTGTTCGCTTTCGCACGGTTCGCCTGGATCATGGGTAGCGGCATCTTCATCATGCTGCCGAAGCTGATCGGCCTGTTCCGGCTACTTGGCGCTGCGTTCATGGCCAACCCGATTTTGCTGGCTGTGGGTCTTATCGCCGGCGCAGCGTTCCTGCTGTGGCAGAACTGGGATACGGTCATCGGTCTGCTGAAAGCGGCGTGGCAGGGTCTTTCCGATGCCGCCTCGGCGTACGTCAACCTGGTGGTCGGCTTCTGGACCGGCATGGGGCAGGCGCTCTTTGCCGTCTTCACCGGTGACTGGCAACGCCTGGGCCAGATCGTGGAGGGCGCGCTGGACCGCATCAAGGGGTGGTTCCCGGGCCTCTACGATTCCTTTGTCTCGGTTTGGGACCGCATCGTCGCGTGGTTCGCGCCGAAGCTGCAGGCGCTGACTGACATGCTTCCCAGTTGGATGACGGGCGGTTCTGTCAGTGTCAATGCGCCAACAGCAGCTGCCCGCCAGGCCTCTGCCGTGATTGCGGGCGGCAGTGGCGGTGGCGGTCGTCAGGAAGTGGGCGGCCGAATCCAGATCGAGTTGACGGGCAACCAGCAAGCCAAGGTTACCGACATGCGGTCGAACAATCCCAACGTGCCCCTGGACGTGACCGCGGGCCTGATGGCCTTCTAGCGCTAGCGCGCCACAGCACCAAGCCCGGCCACTGTGCCGGGCGTTTTCATTTCTGGAGGCAGCATGAGCTGGCGTGATGAGCTTCGCCCGGCATCGTTCCGGGGCGTCGCATTCGAGACTCGCGGCCACGATCTCTCCGGCGGCCGGCGTCTGGCGCGGCACGAGTACCCGCAGCGCGATGAGCCGTACATGGAAGACCTCGGCAAAAAGGCGCGAGAGTATCGCGTCAATGCCTTTGTCATTGGTCCTGACTACATGGCGGCGCGCGACGCGTTGATCGATGCCCTGGAGCAGACTGGCCCCGGCGAGCTGGTGCATCCCTTCCATGGCCGCGTGAGCGTTGTGGCGGGCGAATTCGGCATGCGAGAGAGCACCGAGGATGGCGGCATGGCCGTGTTCTCGCTGATCTTCACGGCGTCGGGAAAGCTGGCTGAGCCGGACGTCGGCATCGATGCTGCGGCCGAGCTGGAGGAGAGTCAGGAATCGGCCTTCGATTCGATCGCCGATGACTTCGCCAGCATGTTCGATCTCTCCGGCCTGCCAGCGTGGTCGCTCGACGACATCGAGGCGACGCTCAACGAATACCTTTCGCTCGACACGTTCAAGGCGATCGCTTCCGACGTGTCGAGCTTTGTCAGCCGCGTGACCGAGTTGGCTCTCAAGCCGCTGTCGTTTGCAAATTCGGTCATCGCCATGGTGCGCAAGCTGACGGACGTTTCGTCGATCCTCGACATGCCATATATGCCGGTGCGCTCGTGGCGGGGGCAGGCGGTGGTCGCTGAGACGGCCACGCGCGGTGTTGTCGCCCAGCAGCAGGCGGCGGTCAACATGCTCTTCCACCGTGCTGCCCTGGTGCAGGAAACCGTCAACCTTCGGACGGCTGGTGATGGGGCGGGTGATGCCGGGACTGCTGCGGACGGCTTGGTGCGTCTGGAGACGCGAGAACAGGTCGAGGCCGCGCGACAGCAGGTGCTCGAGCACTTCGATGTGCATGACGTCACGCCGGGCCTGCAACGTCCGTCGCCAGAACTGGCCGCTGCTCTGCGCGCTGTGCAGGTCAATGCTTTGGTGTTCCTGCGACGCCAGTCCGCAGCGTTGCCGCAGGTCTACACGCTCCAGCTCCTCGAGGCGACGCCGGCCATCGTGCTGGCGTATGACCTGTACCAGTTTCTGCGTGCCGACGAGATCGTCCGGCGCAATGCGGTTCGCCATCCCGGTTTCGTGCCGGCAGGCGTGCCGCTGGAGGTGACAACGCAATGACCGACGATCGAAACAAGCTGACCCTTCGGGTCGGAGGGCAGGTCTTCGGCGGCTGGACGGCTGTTCGGATCCGCCACAGCATCGAGCAGATCGCCGGCACGTTCGACATCAGCTACACCGAGCGCTGGCCGGATCAGACTGAAGCGTGGGTGATCCCGGCCGGCGAGGCCTGCGAGGTGCGGATCGGCGACCACGTCGTCATTACCGGCTTCGTGGACAAGACCTCGGTGAGCTACGACGGCGGCAGCCACACGATCCGTGTGACGGGCCGGGACCGTACCGGTGACCTGGTCGATTGCTCGGCGCCGTCGCAGGCCTTTTCCGGCCTGACGTTCAAGCAGCTGGCCGACCAACTGTGCAGCCCCTTCGGTATCACGGTGTACGACGAAACCGTTGAGGTGAAGAAGCTGACGGTCTCGCAGAAGAAGATGGGCAAGAAAGGCACGCCGCCGCGATCGCCGCGCGTTGGTGGTGCGCTGCCGAAGGCGGCCTGTCAAAACTCGGAGACGGTATTCCGGGTGTTGCAGCGGCTGGCCAAGAATGACGGGATTCTGCTGGTGTCCGACGCGGAGGGCGGTCTTCTGCTCACGCGTGCGGGCCGTGCCGGCAAGGTGTCGGTGCCGCTTCAGCTCGGTGCCAACATCCTGGCGGCCGAGTACGAGTACTCGCAGGCAAACCTGTTCTCTGAGATCACCGTGAAGGGCCAGGCATCCATGCAGGACGCGGACGGCGCTGGTAGCTACGAGAACTGGATGAGCCCGAAGCACACCGTCTCCCGCGGCGGCGGCACGGTGACGCGCAATTCGCAGATCAACCGGTACCGACCGCTGATCGTCGTGGCCGAGGCGCAGGCCGATGCCCGGCGCGTGAAGCTGCGCGCCGAATGGGAGGCAAGTAACCGCGAAGCCAAGGCGCGCACGTATCGCGCGACTGTGCAGGGCTGGTACCCGAGCGACGTCGACGGCGACATCTGGCGCATCAACAGCCTGGTGCGCGTATCCGACGCTTGGGCCCGCATCGATGAGGACTGGCTGCTGGCGGCTGTCGAGTTTTCCCTGGACGAAAGCGGCAGCCGCTGCTCGCTTGAGCTGACCAGCCCCAAGGCCTTCGACGAACTTCCGGAATTGCCGGACCCGCCGGGCGGCGCCAGCGGCGCAGGCGCGACCAGCGGAAAAATGGAGAAGTGGTGATGCTCGATGCAATCCAGGCGCTGATGGCGCCCATCGCCAACAAAGTTGGGTTGATGGTCGGGCGATGCGTTCTGCTGGCAGTCGCGGACGCGAAGAAGCTGCAGCGCGCGCAGGTGCAGCTGCTGGCCGATGAGGTTCACGACGACGTCGAGCGTGTCCAGCAATACGGATACACCAGCGTGCCACTCCCCGGTGCCGAGGGTGTTGTGGTGTTCGCCGGCGGGAATCGTGACCACGGACTGCTGATCGCCGTCGACGATCGCCGGTACCGGCTCACGGGCCTGGCGGCAGGCGAGGTGGCGCTATACGACGACCTCGGCAAGAAGGTGCACTTCACCCGGAACGGCATCGTCGTCGACGGCGGCGGCAAGGATCTGGTGATCCAGAACGCGCCGAACGTTCACATGCCGGGCAACCTACTGGTGGCGGGAGACATCGTGGCTGACGGCGACATCGCCGACCAGGGCGGGGTCAAGTCCATGAAGGGCATGCGGCAGGCCTACAACACGCACACCAACGGGTCAGGCACGACGACCCCAACCCCGACCATGTAATGGACATCGAACTTTTTTGGAACCAGGCGCTGGGGCGCTGCGAGTGGCGGCTGCGCGCCGATGGTCAGCTCGAGGTCGACCACGATCTGAAGACTGTGGTGCTGGTGTCTCTCTTCACCTGGCGACGCGCGGAGCCGGATGACACGCTACCGGATCCGCGCGGATCGCGCCGTGGCTGGTGGGGTGATCTGCTGGCGGCCCGCCCCATAGGCTCTCGACTGTGGCTCCTGGCCCGCGAGAAGCAGACGGCCGAGGTGGTGCGGCTGGCGCGCGAGTATGCCGAGGAAGCGCTGCAGTGGCTGATTGATGACGGTGTTTGTTCCGCCGTCGACGTCTTCACCGAGATCGTCCAGGCCGGGATGCTCGGGCTGCGCTGCACCTTCACCAAGCCCAACGGCAGCGCGCTGACACTCCAGTTCGACTTCGCCTGGCGCAACCTTTCCAATGTAACCAGCTGACATGGCCTATCAACGACCAGAACTGATGGATCTGCGCGACGCGGCTTATGCTGCGATCGAGGCGATCCCGGGGGCGGATGCGCGTCTGCGCTTCGCGGTACTCAACGCTCTCGCCGTGATGACGGCTGGTGCCGCCGATGGTCTGTACGGCTATCAAGAGTGGATTGCCAGGCAGATCCTGCCGGACACGGCGGAGAAGGAATTTCTTAATCGTCACGCATCGCTGCACCTTCCTGGTGGACGAAAGAAGGCCACCGGCGCGGTGGGGTCGGTGTCGCACCCGGGCGTGGACGGCACTACCGTGCCGGCGGGCACCGTCTACATTCGCTCCGATGGCGTCCAATACGCCAGCCAGGCCGACGCGACGGTAGTGGCTGGGGTGGCGTCTGTAACGGTGAAAGCCGCAAGTTCTGGCGTGGCCACCAACGCGTTGCTGGGGCAGTCGCTGACGCTGGTTACGCCGGTGCCCGGTATGCAGAGCACGGCGACCGTCGGCGTCAATGGGCTGACCAGCGGCACCGACGATGAGGGCGATGACGAACTGCGGGCGCGGCTGCTGCAGCGGCTCCAGCAGCCTCCCGACGGTGGCTCCGCGACCGACTATGTGCAGTGGGCGCTTTCCGTGCCAGGCGTCACGCGTGCGTGGGTATATCCGCTCGAGCTGGGCGCGAACACGGTGGTGGTGCGGTTCGTTCGCGACGGCGATACGCCGATCATCCCGGATGCGACCGAGGTGGCGGCCGTTCAGGCCTACATCGACAGCGTCCGGCCCGTGACAGTCGAATTCACGGCGGTGGCGCCCGTCTCCCTGCCGGTCAACTTCCAGATCCAGCTAACGCCTAACACCGTCGCGGTACGGGCGGCGGTAGAGGCGGAGCTGCGCGACCTCATTGAGCGTGAGGCGCTGCCGGGCGGGACGCTGCTGCTGTCACATATCAATGAGGCGATCAGCATCGCGGCCGGGGAAACGGACCACGTGTTGGTGTCTCCGGTGACGAATGTTGCAGCGCCGGCAGGCCAACTGCCGATGTTCGGGAGCATTGCATGGACGTAACGGTTGCCCATTATCGGCAGCAGCTTCTGCGGCTGCTGCCGCAGGGCCCTGCTTGGCCGCTTGATGAGGGCGATCTGGCGGCTTTGGTCCTGAATGCGCTGGCGCAGAGTTATCTGGCAGTCCACCGGTCGGCCGAGCAGCTGCACGGCGAGGCCGATCCGCGAACGACGACGGCGCTCCTTGATGACTGGGAGCGCAACTACGGCTTGCCGGATGAGTGCATGGCGCCAGCGGTGTCGGTCGCCGATCGTCGGGCGCGTCTGTTGCAGAAAGTCGCATGGAGCGGCGGGCAGTCGCGACAATTCTTTATCGATTTCTTGGGGGCGCTAGGCTACCCGGGGGGCACGATTACCGAGTTTCGGCCCTACCGGGCCAACAGCAAATGCAACGCGCCCCTGAACCAAGGTGGGTGGCGAAATGCCTGGCGCGTCAACGTTCCCGCTTCGGCGGATGTGCATCGCCTGACGGCCATTGGGCGCTGCAACGAACCACTGGCCAGCTGGGGCGATCCGGGGCTCCAGTGCATTCTGGCCAAGCACAAGCCGGCGCAAACGGTCCTTTACATTTCCTACGGAGTGACTTCATGAGGCGAATTTCCACGACCACCAAGGTGGTCGATAAGTTTGGTGCCGGAAAGCACGGCTTCACCAATGGCAATGCTGTCGGGGGCATTGCTGCAACCGACCTGGAAGATGTGTGGTTCGACCATGTCCAGGAGGAGATCGCCAATGTCATCGAAGGGGCGGGTATCACCCTCGATCAAAACAATCGCGCGCAGCTGCTAGCGGCGATTCCGAAGCTGACCGGTGGTCGTCTGCTGCGGGTGACGGTGTATGCGATCGTCGCAGGGGTCCAGCAGGTCTCCGTCGACGGTGGTGCTTTCACGACGACGGGGGCTGGCATCTTCAACCCTCGATCTGATACCGGCAGTATCGTTGTTGATCAGTGCGGCGCCGGCGGGGGTTCTGGAGCTACTACGGCTACCGGCGCAGCGGCAGTATCGGTGACGGGTGGAGGTGGCGTGGGGGCCTTTTCACGTGATCGCTATACCACCGGCTTTACCGGAGTTTCTGTAACCGTGGGGGTTGGTGGAAGTGCAGGGGTCGCTCCCGGCGGGAATGGTGGTACCGGCGGTACTACGTCATTCGGGGCTCTGCGTTCGACTATTGGAGGGTTCGGCAGTATCGGTGTGGGCGCCATTTCGCCTCCGTACTTCGCGAATGGCGGCGGTGGTGGGGCCTACCCTTCCGGGGGCAACATTTTCCGGGGTCGTGGCTCCGACGGTACCACCGCGCAAACGGTGAATACCACGAACTTTATCTCCGGTACTGGCGGCAACTCCCTCTTCGGAGCGGGCGGTACCGCGCTGAGCGCGACGGGCCCGGGCAATGCGGGGCAGTCGCCCGGATCGGGTGCTGGCGGTGCCGCAACAGGTATTTCCGCTGGGGCGCAGGCCGGAGCGAAGGGCGCCGATGGCATCCTCATCGTTTGCGAGTACGCATAAGGAATGGACATGAAAACATTTGCTCGAATCGACGCAGGTCGCGTCGTGGAAATTATCCTCCAGAGGCTTTACGACGCCGACGCGCCGGCTCCGCCTGACCCGAACAACGTGCCGGCGGGCTGGCCGACTTTTAAGGCGGGGGAGGCGGAGCCGATCGATGTCCGCTACTCGCCTGAAATCGTGGCCGCCTTGGTTGACATCACCGGTTTGCAGGTCGGCATTGGTGATATGTACGACAACGGTGCATTCTCACCATACGTACCTCGTGCGCCGAGTCCGGCGGAGATCTTGGCGCGCAATACGGTAGCCCGAAACGGTTTGCTTGAACTCGCGGCACAGCGGATTGCTCCCCTGCAGGACGCGGTTGATTTGGAAATGGCTACGGCGGACGATACGACAAAGCTGACGGCGTGGAAGCGGTACCGGGTCGAGGTCAACCGCATTGATCTCACGCTTCAGTTGCCCGCCTGGCCAGCCGAGCCGGCATAACGGCGCAGTTCTCTAAAAACGTATTACTCAGCCCGCTCTTGCAGCGGGCATTTTCTTTTCCGGGGAATCAATGCGACAGATCACGCCAGCAGAGGGTGCCAGCTATGCGGGTAGCGGAGTGTCAATCGTCTCGTCTCTCACGCTGACGGACATCGGGATCATCATCGGTATCGTCACTGCGCTGTTGACATTCGGAATCAATGCCTACTTTTTGAGCCGCAAGGACCAGCGAGAGGCGGAAGAGCACGAGGCGCGCATGCGCAATCTACAGGCGGGGGCTGATCATGGATAGGCAGCGCATTGCGGTCGCACTGCTGACCCTTTCTACAGCTGGCTTTCTCTCATGGAAAGCCTCGGAGGGTTTCACTGATCAGGCCGTTATCCCAACGAAAGGCGATGTGCTGACCATCGGCCACGGTTCGACTCGGTATGAGGATGGTCGGCCAGTGCAAATGGGCGACACGATCACGCGGGAGCGCGCCTCGGTCCTAGCTCGCAACCTGATGAAGGCCGATGAGAAGCGCTTCGCCGCCAGCTTGCCGGGCGTGAGGCTCCATCAAGCAGAGTTCGACGTCTACATGGACTTCGTCGGTCAGTTCGGCATCGGCAACTGGCGCGAGTCATCAATGCGGAGGCGGCTCATTGCTGGCGACTACGTCGGCGCCTGCAATGCGCTGCTGCTCTACAAATATTCGGCCGGGTACGACTGCTCGACGCCCGGAAACAAGCGATGCGGGGGCGTCTGGGCCCGCCAGCTTGATCGCAACAGCAAATGCCTGGGGGCTCAATGAGATATGGAAGCCGGAAGTTTCTGACCGCTCTGCTGGTCATCGCATCGGCTGACGCCATGCTGCTAGTCGGCACGATCGACGCCGCAGTGTGGGGTGCGACTGTTGGGACTGTGGTCGCAGCGTACATCGTCGGCAACGTCGCGCAGAAGGCGGTGACGAAGGCATGATCGCGACCGCTCGATTCTGGCTGACGCTCCTCGTTGTCTCTCTGCTGACCTACGGCGGCGGACGATGGCAGCAGTCTCGTGCAGATGCCTCCACGTACGATGCCGAGCGCACCAAGGCCGCTCTATCCGCTGCTGTCGACCAGGTGAAAGCAGTCGATCGCGCGCGCACCGAAGAACAACGCCGCACCGCGGCACAAACGGAGATAGCCAATGATGCCAAAAAGGACGCAGAAGTGGCGCGCGCTGACGCCCGCACTGCTGGCGATGCTGCTGACAGGCTGCGGCAGCGTGTCGACCAGCTACTTGCCGCCGCCCGAGCTGCCAAAGATACCGGCGCTTCCGGCGGTGGCCAGGGCAAGCCAGGTGGAGACCCCCTCGATGTGCTCGTCGACGTGCTCGTCCGGTCTGACAAAGCTTCGGGAATCCTGGCTGAATACGCCGACCAGCTCAAAGTAGCCGGGCTGTCGTGCGAACGAAGCTACGACGCGCTGACCGACGGGGCGCCGTGAACTGGGGGTGTCGGCTAGAATGTGTGCCTTCTGTAAGAAATCGCTCACAAACCACTAACAATGACAAAACGTGCCTCCCACGAGCACAACGCCAAACCTGCCTACCGGCCTGACATTGACGGGCTGCGCGCGGTAGCAATTCTGTCGGTGGTCATATTCCACGCGTTTCCCAACTCGTTGAGCGGTGGTTTTGTCGGCGTCGACATTTTCTTCGTCATTTCCGGCTTCCTGATTTCGAGTATCATTTTCAGGAGCATGGAGCGCGGCGACTTCAGTTATGTGGAGTTCTATGCGCATCGGGTGCGACGGATTTTCCCTGCCTTGGTCATCGTGCTCGCGGCGACGTACGCATTCGGATGGTTCTCGCTACTCCCTGAGGAGTTTAAGCAGCTGGGCAAGCATGTCGCCGCCGGCGCTGCCTTTGTGCAGAATCTCGCGCTCTGGCAAGAGGCCGGCTACTTCGATAACTCGTCGGAACTGAAGCCGCTAATGCACCTTTGGTCACTTGCGATCGAAGAGCAGTTCTACCTGGTCTATCCCATCCTGATCTGGGCCGTCTGGCGCGCGCGTGTGAATGCGCTGCTGGCCGTTGGCGTGCTATGGACTGCCTCTTTCTACCTGAACATCACGAGTGTCGAAGCCGACCCCACGGGCACGTTCTTCCTGCCGCAGACGCGTTTCTGGGAGTTGCTGTCTGGCTCGATCCTGGCCTACGTTCACCTTCGGCAGTGGGATGCCGCGGTGCTGGGCAAGTTTCCGCTCCTGAAGAACGTCCTGTCGTTGATCGGCGCCGCGTTGATCGGGGCCGCCCTGTATTTCATCGACGCAGGTAGCCTGTTCCCCGGCTGGTGGGCTGTCTTGCCAGTGGCCGGCGCGTTCCTGCTGATCCTCGCCGGACCCGGTGCGGTGCTGAATCGATTCGTCTTGGCGAGCCCGATCATGGTGTTCATCGGGCTGATCAGCTACCCGCTGTATCTCTGGCACTGGCCGATTTTTTCCTACCTCCGGATAGTGGAGCGCGGTTCTCCGGCGGACTTCCTAGTGACGATGGCCATGGCTGGCAGTTTCGTCCTCGCCTGGCTGACGTACCGCCTACTCGAAAGGCCGATCCGGTTCGGCGCACTGCCGAATCTCAAAGCCGTAGCATTGACGATGCTGGTCCTGGTGTCGGGGTTGGCAGGCGCCTATACCTTCGACAATGAGGGATTCCCGGCCCGTATCAATCAGGCGATGACCGAGAAGCAACTTCTCGCCGAGCGGGGGCGATACTGGGGCGCGACGAACACGGCCGGCGCACCGTTCTCGGCCAGCAAGACGAACGTCATCATCTTCGGCGACAGTCAGGCTCATGACATCCTCCACGCCCTGAAGAACGACAAGTCGATCGGTCTGAAGTTTTTCGACGCCGACCATTATTGCTCGTCCTTTTACGCCGCTGATGTTGGGCTGGAGGAGGCTCACGGTGCTGCGTGCAAAAAGCAATTCGAGGATCTGATTTCATCGGATGAGTTGAAGCATGCGGATGTCATCATCTATGCGCACATGTGGCGGTCTCGCCAGGGCGCAGAGGTGCAGGAGGCCTATGCCGATGGGATTCGTCAGATCCGCGAAAAGAACAAGGACGCCAGGATCTACTTCTTCGGCCCGAAGTACTACCTGTCGCCTGTTGGCTCTATCAACGTCATCACGAAGGGCGCGCCGAACCTCTGGGCAATGAACGATTTCATCGCTGGGAAGGTGTTTGTCGACGCTGACAACGAATACGTGAAGAAACTCGCGGCAGCCAACCACGTAGGCTTTGTGGATGTCAGGTCGGTGTTCTGTCAGGGGGGGTGCGTCTACTACGGTGCGGGCAATTTCTCGTATTTCGACTCGCATCATTGGACGCAGGCCGGCGCAACGCAATTCTTTGAAAAGCTGGTCAGGACCGTTGATTATGCCGCGCTCACTGGCTTTCGCGGCCGGACACTATCCGGGGCGGTCATCGCCGCTCGAACCGCTGAGGCGGAATGGCGCCGGGCCGCTTCACCTTGATCCAGTCGGGTGAGCGGGCGCCGGACTGGTAAGTCGAGCCGGCGCGCTTGCCGACCACGCCCTCGAGCTGGAGCGGCCCGAGCGCCTGGCTGTAGAGCCATACGCCATCGTCAATGGCCTGCACCCGCAGAAAATGGGCGGGCCGCTTGGCGAACAGTTTGGCCAGCGCGGCGCGGCGCCGCTCGATGGGCTCGGCGCGCAGATCCTGACCGCCGGTGGCCAGCTGGTCGAAGGTGCAGTACGTCACGAGGTCGGCGCCGGCGTACCAGCGGCGCCGCCGCGCCCTGGCGTGGACGCGCTCGAAGTCGCTGCGGCCCAGCTCGTCCAGGACGCAGATCTCGCCGTCCAGGATCACGCCGGCCGGCAAGGTGGCCAGCGTGGCGATGATCTCCGGAAACCAGCCGGTGGCGTCGGCGCCATTGCGCGTGCGCAGCTGCGGCGCCGGCCCGGTGCTGGCCAGCATGCGATAGCCGTCGTACTTGATCTCCCACGTCCAGTCGGGCGCCGCCGGGATGGCCCGGCGCTCGATGAGCAGCATGGGCGAGAGCTGGGCCAGCGGCGGGGCGGGTGGCCGCTGGCGGGGCATGGCTTCAGCCGGGAACGTTGCGCGGATCGTTGCCGAAGGAATTGCGCTCGCGGATCTGTCCGTCGCGGCCGTGGATCAGCAGCTCTACCTTGTCGCGCTGCGCGCGGGTGGTGCCGGCCTTGATAGCTTCCTCTTGCGTCGGGTGGGGGTGCGCTGGCCACCGCCGGCGGCCTCGACAGCCCAGCCGTCGCCAGCGGGTACTACGTGGATATTGGCGGCCATGGTCGTCTCCTGTGTCCGGTTATGGCGCCAGTGTTCCGCGCGCTCGGCCGGCTCGGTATCGGCCCGCGTCCTACAGCGGCGCTATACTGTGTTTTTATACAGTAATTACACCACTGCAATGGCCGGCACTGGCTTTACACCGCCTTCCACGCCCATGCCGTCTTACTCGGTCCCGGATTCGCTCTGCCGCAGCTGCGCGCGCCTGCAGTTCGGCGTCCGGTACGAGTATCCCCATCCGCGTCTGTGGATGGAGTGCATTCACGCAGAGCCCTATGCGCCCATTCGGGCGTTGTCCTGCCGCCACTACGTGCGCGAGCCAGGCGTCGACTGATCTTTTGGGCGTACGCCCCTCTACAACCGATTGGTTGTATTTCCCCTTTACAGCGTTTTCGATGTACTCGTGGCGAGTGCTATAGCGATAAGCCTTCTTATCGCAATGGCGTTGTCCGCTGCGAAAACTAGGCGCCAGGCTGGTCCCAGCCGTCTTTCGCGAGCCCTTCTATCACGGCCTCATAAAATTCCACCCCATGCCGGGCCATGGCAGCGAGCGCCCGATTGCCTCGCAGGGCTTGTGCGTGTTCGTCCGGCACGGCATACGTCTGGCCGTAGTTCGTGACGGGCCTGGCCGCAACCGTCTGCGCTACCTGGTCAACGCGAAAGCCGGTCTCGCCTGGCACCACACGGATGCTCCCATCCAGGCCGATGGTGACACTTTTGACATGAAACTTCCCGTTAGGCTTCACGGGGAGGAGTGCGGTGTAGCCTGGTCCGCGCTCCGTGATGTCATCCACGCCGTGCTCGTCGGCGTTGCGGGCCTGCAGCAGATACCGAATGACCTGGTCATTCTTTCGCGCATCCTTCACGCGCTTCGCCCATGGCGTGTTGTGAAACCTCGGATCGCCTTTGAGCGAAGCCTCTGTCTTGTTCCAGAGCCTGGTCAGGCGGCCGATGCATTCCTTCCACGCGTCATCCATTGCCGGCGCATTGCGCGCCGTTTCCAGCTGCTCTAGCGCGACGCGAGCGCGGGCCAATTCCTCCCTCGCTGCCTTTAGTTTGGTGCCCATTTTCGAATAATTTGCATTGAACTTGGTGCAACAAAATCGCCCGGTACTCAGCCGGGCGCGCCGTCTCCGCTTACCGCGCGGCTTTCAGCAAGGCAAAGAACGCCGCTTCATCCAGCGGCTTACGTTCTGGCGGTTGCCCGGCCCCGAGTACCTTGGAGTTGAGCCACCATTCACCGCCGGGCGTCAGCGCCAGGTCGGCTTCATACCGGAGCCCGCGCACGGTGACCAGGCCGGCGGCACCCATGACGCGGATGTGCTTTGGCTCAAAAGTCACATGCTTGCCGTTCCAGATCAAGGTATGGGTGACCGATTGGATGTGGCCGGCGCTGTCGACGACAGTGATGGGCGTGGTCCTGACCTGTAGTTCGCCTGGCACGCCTTCCAGCCATTTGTGAATCTGGTGGCCGAGTTGCTCCACGGCGCTCTGGAAATGCAGGGCGGCGTCTGCTGCTGCTGCTTGCCCGGCCTGTTGCTGGTTGAGGCTTCGGATGAATTCTTCTTTGGGGCTGCTCATCTACACCATCTCCAATTTGACATAAGGATTGTTATGTATCTTTCGAGTCACTTAAACGGGCGTGCCTACCAGTCCTTGACCAATCGGGGAACGCTCGTTTTGGATGGCTCGAGAAATAAGCCGGTGCGGCCAGGGGTTGCTTTCGCGGGATAGACCGTAAGCACCTGGTGCAGCGCCTTCTTGAGCTGGTCTTTGAATTTCTTGTCGGACTCCACTTCGGAGCCAAACTGAT